ATCAAATTTTTTTATTAAAAAATGTTTTATACATTTGTCCTGTCGAACTCGTACTTCGATATCTAGTTAAGCATTATATCATGGTAGATATATAGAACCCTAGCTGAGTACGAGACGGCTGGGGTTTTTTTATGCCCTATTACATACGGGTGTTGTATACCATTGAACATCTTTAACAAAAACAATGTCTCACAATGAACGCTTGTTCGATAAATAAAATCTCGCTCTGTCTGAACGCTTGACAACGAGTACTGCATACCGAAAGGTAAAAGAACAAGTGAACCAAGAAGCCTATAATAAATAGATAAGGTCGCAGAGGGAAGTGTCATTGGTGGGAGTATCTCTATTCAAGTAAGAGATTTAAGTGCTGTGTGGTATATGCAGTATAAAAGCGAAGCTATAAACAAGAGAGTATGAAACTTAGAATCTTAGTAGCCTGCGAAGAAAGTCAGGCAGTAACAAAACAATTCAGAGCATTAGGTCACGAAGCATATAGTTGTGATATACTTCCTGAATCAGGTGGTCACCCTGAATGGCATCTGCAACAAGATGTAACAAAGTTATTGGAACAACAGTGGGATTTAATCATAGCATTCCCACCTTGTACCTATCTAACCGTAACTGGAAATAGATGGTTCAATGTCGAGAAGTATGGCGATAAAGCACTAAAAAGAATTGAGGATAGAAAAGATGCTATCAACTTCTTTATGTTATTTGCTAATGCCAATGCTGATCATGTTGCTATAGAAAACCCTGTTGGTATAATGAGTACTGAATGGCGTAAACCTAATCAGATAATTAACCCATTTCAATTCGGAGATCCATTCGAAAAGAAAACGTGTCTATGGTTAAAGGGATTACCCGAACTAACAGCAACAAATATTGTTGAGCCTGCACCTCGTAAGTTCTTCGAGAGTGGTAAGTCAATGCCTGCTTGGTATGCTGAATGTTGGCATCTACCATCTGACGAAAGATCAAAGATGCGATCTAAGACATTTCCAGGTATCGCTGAAGCAATGGCAAAGCAATGGTCAGAACACATCATTAAAACTAAAACAAATGGACATTAAACTAGAAAGATTAAGCCCTGAAGACATAGCATTCAACTTATCCTTTATGTTCTACAAGGATGAAGATGTTACAGGAGTTAAAGCGTATGAGTTCGCTACCAAAAGCCTACACGCAATAATAGAAGCATTCCATAGACAAGGACTTGAGCCACCTGAAGAGTATAGAGAAGCAGGAATCATATTGTTTATGAGATTGTCAGAAGAACTAGAAAAGAATGAAGCTAATTAAGTATACCATATCTTGGATCAGTCAGAATCTAGCTATTCCATTTTGGTCTATTGGACATATACACCTTATGACTACAGTCTACGAAGACATACACGAGGTAATTATGTCTATGGGTATGAACATCATAGTAGCAGTAGGATTTATTATTGACTATAAAAATCAAAAAGATGAAAGATAATCAAACATCTACACACAACATTAGCCCTGTGTACATTAACGCACCTGAAAAGCCAATCAAGATAGAGACAATCAAAGATCCTATCATTGAAATGCTGAAAGAAAAGTTCGATGAACGAAGCCAAGTAGGTATCAATAAGTACGGCACTACACTAGCTGAAAACAATGATGATGACTTCCTCATGCATCTATTAGAGGAGCTTATGGATGCTTCAGCTTACATAATGAAAATCATCTCAGAAAGGAATAATTCTAAATAAATTATTTGTAATTAAAACTTTAATTGTTATATTTGTATCAAATCAAAACACTTATGAACAAGAAGACAGGTATTCGAGACCTAATGAAATCGAAACGATATGGCGCAATCCATCTCAAAGAAGCTCTAATTGAACGTAATGTTCCTGGCAATTGGGAAGCCTATCAAAATGTTTACAACCTAATGTCCGGTAGAACTCCTCGTGATTCTTATGCCTTCATTGTAATTGCAGATATGCTTGGTGAAGACTTAAGAGATATACTTATGAGATATTCTACTGTGCAGGATGATGTAATGAATTATACAAACAAAGAATTAGAACAAGATTTTAATTGGTAACTATGAGCAAAGAACAATTAGTACATCTATTAGTACAAACCGATGGCGATAGCTTTAAATTTGAACTACAAGGTAAAAGAAGTGATGTAATGGCAGCATTTCTATACGCAATGAATAATAAGCCCGCATTCGCTGATTTATTAAGAGCCTGTATATCTTTCTATGATTCTCAGGATTATAAAGAAGCTTTCCCAAGTAAAACAAAAGGCGATGCTTAAAGATAGATTCTACGAGATACTCGGTTACGCAATAGGAATATTAATATTAATACTTTTACACAAATGAATTTACAAGAACTAACAAGACCACTAGATATTAGTGACATCGACTTCAGGGTACAGTCAATTAATAATGGTGGCTATGCTACGATTCTAGCATACAAAGATGCACGTGTAGATATGGCACGATTAGATGCTGCTGTTGGTCCATTAGGTTGGCAACGTAAGCATGAGTTTATTAACGGTAAGTTATTCTGCCACGTAGGTTTGTATTCTTATGATGCAAATGCTTGGGTATGGAAATCTGACGTAGGTACTGAGTCAATGACTGAAGCCACCAAGGGTGAATCTTCTGACTCATTCAAGCGTGCTTGCTTCAATTGGGGTATTGGCCGTGAGTTGTATGACTATCCTTTAATCTCTGTCAAGCTTAATGACAATGAATGGTCAAAGGATGGTGGCAGACCTAAGCAAACATACAGCCTTAAGATCCGTGATTGGACATGGTACTCTGAGTTCACTGATGGTCGTGTATCATTCCTTGCTGCTAAAGATGAGAATGGTAAGCTAAGATTCAAGTGGGGCGAGATGAAACCTAAGCAAGCAGAACCTGAGTTCAAGCCGGCATCTGCACCTGCTGAAGTACAAGAAGAAGTACAGCCTGATGTACAACCTGCTCCAGTGCAAGTACCTGATGAAGCTAACGTGAAAGGTATACTTAAGCCACAAGCTGATGAATCTGATCCCGAGCGTGATGCATTAGTTGCTGAGTACAATCAGCTGTATGGTAAGAATCCTGATAAGCGCATGAAGAATGAGACAATCAAGAAAGCTATCCAAGATAAGGTAGATGAGATTCTTGATGAGGGATTGACTGAAGAAGAAGTTGAAGAGGAAACTATCTCTGACTACTTTGATAAGGTGAAATCAATTACTGATCCTAAGCAGTTCATTCAATGGGCCAAGGATACGGTAGCTAAGTTCCCTGATGCGCCACAAGACCATGTGGATATGTTCAAAGAACTATGTAATGCTCACTACAAATCTATTATGTAATGATTGATATCTTTAAAGAAGATAGCAATGGAATGGTTATAGCCTTGGATAATTTATCTAAGGCTAACCTTTCTAATATAGCTAACGAAATTGTAAAAACCTCTGTTGACGGAGGATATGAAGACCCAATTGAAGCTTACGTTAAAGCTAAGGGTATTGCAGAAATTGCTGATCAAATCATGAGCGGACTTAAGCATTATGCTATCAAGGATGCGTATAAGTTTGATAAAGATCAGAAAGTATTAGGTTGCTCAGTTGTTGTTAAGAACACACCTACTACCTATGACTACTCCCATAACGATGAATGGTCTGAGATAAATAACCAAATCGCACAGCTTAAGGAACGTCAGAAAGAAATCGAGAAGCAGATGATTCAGGCTATGTCAGTTGCCCAGTTGATCGATAACGATGGCGTAGTAGTTGAGCCTGCTATTGTGAAGAAAGAAGGATCAGAGACAATACAAATCACAATACCTAAATAACCTTTAAACAACAAGAACAATGATTAAATTTTATATGGTAATAACATTAGCAATAGTACAATTTATTGTGTGTAGTTCATTAATTCTTATTTATAGAAAGAGTAAAGAACCAAAACACGAAGGAATAGTATTTGGTTCTGTATTTGGAGTTGGGCTATCTTTTGCCTATGTAATTGAAGCATTTGGAAACCTTTAAACAACAAGAACAATGAAGAAACAAACTTGGATTGACACTTATCTCGGTAGATTTAAGTGGTATAGAAAATTAAGAAAAGGAACTTGGTATAAACGTTCATTTAATGATAATGCTTACCAATTAAGGTTGAAATCTTACTCTAATTATTGGACAAGATATGGTGGGAGAAGTAGTTATTGTGAAGTAATAGAAATAGAAAACATTTAAACAACAATACCAATGAAAGAAGGTTTTATAGCAGGTGCTAAATGTCAACAAAAGAAAATGTTTACTGAAGAACAATTAGCAATAGCTATGTTAGATTTCGGTTTATATATTGCTGAAAATAGAGGTAAACCAATTGACACTGATAATAAAATAGAAGAAATTATTGAACAACTTAAACAACAAGAACAATGAAAACAGCAGTAGAATGGTTTTATGATGAAATCAAACACATTTTACCCAATGACTATGTAAAGAAGTATGAACAAGCAAAAGATATTGAAATGAAACATCTTGCACAAGCATTTGAAGATGGTGAGCACAACTACTTCTACTCCAAAAAGACGGGAGAAGATTTTGAGAGTGGTGTTGAATATTACAATGAGAAATTTAAACAACAAGAACAATGAAAAACAATAAACAACAGACGGCAGTGGACATTATTTATCAAGGGATTAGTGATAAAATAGTTATGCAAGATTTGAACAAAGCATTAATTTGTATTCATATTTCACACGACGATTTCCTTAAACTACATAAACAAGCCAAAGAAATGGAGAAGGAGCAGATGAAAGAAATGGAATTCTTGAAATTTCAACGTGACGTATACATTAAAGACATTGAAATACTAAAAGCACGGCTAAGAGAGGCTGAGCAAAACCTAAACAACAAGAACAATGAAACAAAAACACACTTGGATTGATTCGTGTTTAGGTAATTATGATTGGTATAGACAAATAAGAGGTGGAGTTTGGTATCAGCACGTTTATACTGATGATTCTATTGAATTAAAATTAAATACCCACCAATTTTTTTGGGCAAGATATTTTCAAGATGATAAAAATCTTACAATCGTCTCATTTATAGAAACATATACTAAACAACAAGAACAATGAAAGAAGAAATTGTAAGAGAATCAGGAGTTGACTCATATGTAGTTGACTTTGGAAAGAATGGTCAAGGAATCACTAATGAGTTAGTCCTTATTGGCAAACGCATAGAAGATTTGAGTGAATATTATAATGTGTATATGAGCAGCGATAGCTTCATTGATGCAGCAGATGATGTTTACACTTTGAAATTTATCTTATCACCTAAACAACAAGAACAATGAGTTTAAGTAAAAAGAAATTAGCAGAATTAGAAACTAAAATAGGGGAGGTATTTAAGATTAGTACAGACCCAAGTCCTGAAAATTTTGTTATTCTTGATAAAATCATTCCATCTATCAAGTCAGGTGCTTGGAACTCTAGTGAATCAGTTTCATTATTGTTTTGTGAAAAAGACGGAACAAGAATAGGTACAGGAAGCACAAGTATGACAACAACTCTATTTTATAAAAAATACTTTAACCAACAAGAACAATGAAACAAATAACAAAATCAGTAATTAAGCTATCGGAGATTCCCGAGCATTTACAAAAAGACGAAATCCTACAAGGACACAAAGTGCATACATACGCAGAGTTCCACATTGATGACTCCGAACAAGATGAGTTGACCTTGTGGCTATTGAGTCAGTACCCTACATTAAAACGAAAGACAAGTTTTTTAATACATATAGACCTATGAAACTAAACAAAGATGACCGCAGAGAAGAAATGGCAGCTTGGGGAACTATGTTTCTAATTAGCGTAATCGTTATTGCGATAATTATAGCAACTATAACAACGATATTTGGATTCTAATATGGAAACAGGAGTCAAAGAAAATGTCTTGCTTCAGATTAAAGAATTGAATGATGATATCAATCAAATCAATAAAGACATCAAGAGCCTTCAGGCAAAACGAGAGACAAGAAAAGAAAAGATAAAGGCTCTCATCTTAATATTAAGTAACCAACTAGAACTAGACATTGAATAACATGGAAGAAAGCAAACAAGAAGAAGTTGTTAATCCTGACACAGTAAAACTACTTCGTGCTGTAATGAAAGTATCTTCATCGCTTAATGACCTTGATGATTTGATATACCAAGGCGATTACTTTAAGTATCAATTTAAGCGTGAGGCATCAAAGTGGATGGTCCTAATGGAATACCATACCAAGACGCTGATGAGCTCTCTCGTGGAAGAAGATCACACTCTACTGCAAGAGATTTACAATTCACTAGAAGAATCATCTCAGGGGGTTTCAGCTGGAAAGAAGACATCACTAATCTTATTCTACGCTAAACTTAAAAGTTGTCTGAATGACCTAGACAAGATGGAAGAGAATAGAGATGCTTTCTACCCTAGATTCATCCGAGTACATACTGAAAAGGTAGTTAAGGAGATGGAGAAGCAGCACTACTCAATCATTCATACTATTGATGCTGATGGTAAAGATGTCAACCACATCATTAAATTCTTCGATGAATTTACTGAAACAATTATGACTTATTCAGAAAAGTAATTACATTTACCGCCCCGGTATTAAAAACAAACATATGAGTTGGGAAGATTGGTTATTGAATAATGGCCATGTCAAGGGAGTTACTGCTTATGATAAACTAATGGAACTCGCAGTCAGTTCCTACGATATGACATCAAAGAGCAGAAAACAAAATAGAATGGATATGAAGCACTACTTGGTGTTGTGGTGGTTCGAGAACAAAGAACAGTTCTCAACTTACAACTCAACCATTGCTGTAGGTAAGTTGCTTGGTACTGATCACTCAACAGTTATCCATTTTATGTACCATAGAAAGAAAACAATTAACTATGAAAAGAATGTAGAGTGTATTAAGGACTTTTTAAATTAACTACCATGATTTACAAAAATTTAGAGAATGTACTGGATAGAATATTCGGTCCGTTCTCAGAGGAGAGAACATTGATCCTCAACGCAGTCAAGAAAGATGTAGAGTCCGCATCTCCAACAGCCTCAGGCAATGACGTGGAGAAAATACTTAACATCTTTAACGAGGTGTTCCAGAAGAAGTCTAGAGTAATTACCAAAAAGGTAATGAATAGATATAAGGAAGTACTCAAGCACTTTTCCTTGCAGGACATCAAGTCAGCAATGGAGAATGCTAAAGCAGATGAATTCCATTCAGAGAACAACTACAAGTACTGTACTATAGAATACTTCTCTAGGATGGAGCAAATTGATAAATGGACCAATGTATCTACCGAAGAAAAGAAAAGCGACTTTGTGATGCCAAAATTTAATGTAAGGGGGTAATATGAATCAGATGCAGCTACGCTCAGAGCAAATAGTCTTGCACTCTATGCTTATGCACCCCTCTACCATTCACGACATCATGGGTAAGGTATCTTCTGATATGTTTGCCACACCCATAAACAAAGTAATCTTTGAAGCTGCATACGAACTTTATTTATCTCAAGAACCGATTAATGTCATAGCACTCAGTCAGGTGCTGATGAAGAAGAACACGATGTATAAGCGTGATTCTATCTCAGAGGTTTCCAACATTGTATCTATGGGTGCTGTTGGATCTAATGAATTAAGCAGTTCAATATACTTTTTGGTATCAGAAAGTGTACGTCACGAGCACATTGATTTAGCTAAAAAGATAGAGAAGATGTCCGCTGATGATTCATATGACCCTCAGAACGTGATAAACACGCTACAGGCACACATCACGGATAATAAGTTCAAGTCTATCATCAGGAAGAAAGATTTCGATAACGAATCACTACTCCAAGAGTTAGACAAGAAAATGCTTGATGCTTCAACGAAAGAGGGTGTAAGCGGTATAGAGACTGGATACAAAAGGTTCGATGTCCTGACATCAGGTATGCAACCTACTAACCTTATCATCATTGCTGCACGACCTGCTATGGGTAAGACACAGTACGCCTTAGGGCTAATGAAACACGCATCCATTCGTAATAACTACAAAGGCCTATTCATATCGTGTGAAATGGATGAGGTTCAGGTTATGAAGAGAGTTATCTCTGTTGATAGTGGCATCCCCGGATATCACATCAAACGTGGTAGACTTGAGACACGTGAGATTATGCGTTACGAGAAATCAAAGAAGCGAATCATCAATTCGAACATGAAGATCGTTGCAGGTTCTTTCACGATTACTGATGTGCTTTCAATGGTATACAAGATGAAATACTCTGAAGGACTTGACTACGTTGTCATAGATTACATTCAGAAGATACAAAGTCCAGGTGCTCAAAACAGGACCAATGAAGTAGGCGATGTATCTAGGAAGCTTAAGGATATGGCTAACGAACTTAAGATACCTGTCATAGCATTGGCTCAGTTATCTCGTGCGGTAGAACACAGGACTGATAAGAAACCTATGTTGTCTGACCTTAGGGAATCAGGCGATATCGAACAGGATGCTGACATTGTTATGTTCTTGTATCGTAATGGCTACTATATGTCTCCTGAGGAAAAGGATAACAATCCTATGGCAGACGATGGGTATGCAATCATTGCAAAGCATAGGGATGGAGAACTTGAGGACATACACCTTAGGTTTGATGCAAACATTCCTGCTTGGAAGAATCCATATGATTCTGATGAACCTGACGAAGATTACGTTCAGACAGCACTAAGACCTAATAACGACTTTGATATATTCTGATATGTTTGACATTTTTGAAGAGAAACCTCAGCCAAAGATATATTGTGCTGACGTTACGATAAGCGTAAAGATTCCACAACGTGGTAAGCAAAAGAAGTATGATTCTAAAACAATCAAGCTTCATAAGATTTCATTGGTCATGAATGATGGCGATATTGCTACTGATCATCAGAAGAAAGTGCTATTCAAAAAGGTTCATGAGAATGAGATTGGCAAGGGTATATTTGAAGATATGATCTTCTCGATAGTATCAATTGATAATATCAAATATATGTCAAATTTATCTTATAAGTTTGATTATTTAATTCATTAGTGTAAACAATTTTGTTTACATTTGTTAAAAATATAATAGTATGGAGCGTCAAATTTTACAAGTATTGGAATTCCAGAAGGCATTCAATGTCAAGATGCCATCTGAGCCAAAGATGTTACCTAGAAAAAGAGCAAAACTACGTCAGTCATTGCTCCAGGAAGAGGTAACTGAATTAGCAGAATCAAAGAATTTACTCGATGTTGCAGATGCAATCTGTGATATCCTGTACATCACCTATGGTACAGCACATGAATATGGTCTTGCTGATCGTCTAGTAATGTTGTTTGACGAGGTTCACCGATCAAATATGTCCAAGATGGGACCTGACGGTAAGCCTTTATTCCGTGAAGATGGTAAGGTAATGAAGCCTGAGACATACTCAGAGCCTAAGCTACGACCTATCATCGAAAGAAACTTCTCCGTATATAAAGAAAGCAAAGCAATGAAAGATGCTGCTGAAATTATGGAGGCGATTGCTAACGAGGAAAAGAACCTCTTAAATGATCGAATAGAGAACAAGTTAAGGAAACACCTTACTTTATGGGATAAGTTCCTTTATTGGCTCCTAAATAAGACTGAGAACAATCTTAAGACTAAGATTGAGGTCAAGTATCCACAGTCTATCTATGGCGAAGTAGTAGTCAATATTTATGGCAAAGATTACCCAATCCAAAACGTCTAAGTACGGCAATAAGAAAATTGAGTTAGATGGTGTCAAGTTTGATTCCAAGCTGGAATTATTCTGTTACCAACAATTTAAGAGTTTGGGGCTAGAATTCGACTTTCAAAGAACAATACTCTTGCAGGAAGGATTTAGATTCAAAGGTAAGTGGATACGACCTATTACTATGATTGTAGACTTTGTACTTCATCACGATGGACAAAATATCTACATAGACACAAAAGGGTTCGCTACCGAGACATCTAAGCTGAAATACAAGATGCTAAAGTTTTATGTAAGAGAAGATTCTACTGCTGATGTGGTTTGGCTACACTCCCAAAAAGAAGTCAAAGAGTTTTTATTTAATTTATTAAAGTTATGAGTAGTGTAAACAAAGTAGTCCTACTGGGAAATGTAGGTGGAGTCGAAGTTAAAAGCTTCGAGAATGGTAAGAAGTTAGTTCAGTTGTCATTGGCAACGTCTGACGGTTACAAAAAGGGTGATAAGTGGGAAGAGAAAACAGAGTGGCATCGCTGCATCTTTGCTATCCCTGCCCTTGCTGAAAGAGCAGCTGGAATTCAAAAAGGTGATAAGATCTATGTTGAAGGAAGCATTAACACAAATTCTTGGACAACCAAAGATGGTGAGAAGAAAGAGATCAAAGAGATTTCTTGTACAATGTTTAAGACTTTTGTAAAAGCTAAGACAGAGCAAAAAGAATTCAATCAACCTAAGACAACCGTTACTGAAAGTAAGAGCGATTGGACTCAGGAGTCGGATGATATTCCTTTCTGATGTAAAAAAAATATGCCACTGACGAGTGGAACGTAGCCTGCCTAGCAATGGCCTGAGGTTCTCATCGTAGGGAGATAGGTTAGCCTTCCGAGGAAAAAGGCAAATGGTGAGGAAAACTGTTGGTTCAGTTAAACAGGAAGGCAGCTTACGGCATAAGACCATCCGAATAAGGTACTTCAAACGGAGTTCGCGATAATCCTACCGAGTGAGTTCGAATCTCACCCTCACTGCAAATTGATTCAATATAAGTGGTAAAAATTGCCACATATGTAAGAACAAAATGTAAACTTATAAGCTTACAAAACAAATAGAAATTTAAACCTATAAGCTTAAGTAGATGAACGAAGTAGTAAAGTTTAGAGATAGACTCGAAAAGATTGGCATAGAGATAGAATTAGAGGGTAACGTACCTTGGATATATCTTAAGTCAGTCAATGGTAACAAAGTTGATCGAGAAGATTGGGTTAATGCTAATCACGGTTACTGCGTAGCTTGGTATCCGGTTTGGCACAGAGATGAAGTTCAGATGAATTGGCAGGACATTAAGTTAACTTTTAAGTTAATCAGGAAGTATAGGAATGTCTAATATATTATGCATAATCGGTAAAAATCCGACTAAATATGCAATATATTACACAATTCGCGAATCGAGAATTACACTTAATTGTGGTGAAAAACACTTAATTATACGTAAAAAGATATAAATATCCGTATATAGACGGAATTATACGCAAGAACATATAAATATGACAGCAGTAGAACAACTAGCTACGCAACTTAAGAAAAACCACGGAATAGATTTAACGCTATACGATGAGTTCAATGAAGCCAAAGAAATGGAGAAAGAGAGATTGCTAGAATTTGGAACTAAAGTAGCAATGAAAGCACATACAGGACAAAGCGGTTGGTCTATCATAGAAGTATATAATGAAAACAAATGACAAAGTACAATGTTGGTCTTGTTACCAGTTTAAAACGCTCGATAAGTATGACCAAAATAGACGAGAATACAATAGACCAAGCAGAAAAGGAGCTCTATTTAGCTGTAAGAGATGCACACGAGCAAGAGTGCTGCGTGAACTACGAGCAGTGCGATACGACTTCGGAGAACGAAAATTCGTAGTACACCACTTTAAGAATAAAAACCAAGCACTTAAATTTATAAAGAATGAAAGCAACACTAGAGTTTGATGATGAGCAGGAGCTCAGAGATGCCATTGACGGATGGAAATGGAAACACGCAATTTTTATGTTTGATCAGAAGATGAGAGAAACAACAAAGCGTGGATTAATAGAGGGCGTAGAAGCCAATGATGATCAGGTAAAGAATGCTGAGTACTGGAGAAACCAACTCAGATACATTCTAAGTGATAACGGATTAGATATCGAATCATGACAGAATACGAATTAGAATTGAATTCTCAGGATCTAGGAGAGATCATTGAGATACTTAGGGTGCAACACTTCAGGATGCACGCTGAACCATTCGCTCAGAAGATCGGAATGAAAGAAAATGTTCTGCTATCTGTAGAAGAAGGTCGAGGACCACACGGATTACTCGCCTTAAAGAAAATTAATGATACCTTCCACAATGTGAAGGTTACATTTAAGGTCCAAATTAATTAGCGACCTTGCCCTATGTTTCGCTTAACGTAGTTCTTAGAACCCTTAATTTTAGAAGACTTGGATTTCGCATGAGTTCCAGGTCTTTTCTTTTTAGGGGTTTCTAATTTAGTGCCAGTGTTAATCTGCTTTGCCATTACTTAAAGAATTTGCGTTTTTTGTCAGCACGATTCTTAGATTGTGACTGACTAATGGTTTTAGTTTTAGACGTGTGTGCGACATCTTTGCCATCTCCGTTACCATGAGTTCCATTTTCACGATTAATCGCCTGTAAAACGGCTCTATATCGTTTTCTAGAGGGTGTATCTTGATACTTAGTATCGTAAGCCACCTTTTTCTTACGAGCTTCAGGGTTCTCCTGATAGTATTTAGCACTTTTTGACTTACCTGTCTTTGTGCCTGCTAACTTATTTCTCATTAGAATTCATTTATTAGACAGTAGCTAACTGACTTCTCAGTCTTTAGCAGTTTGATAATCGTTTTGTACTTGTCTACGTTGTTCACTACTTGGCAACCAGCTGACCACCAGCCGATGTTAGTTCCTGATGGTTTACTCAGATCGTAAGTGTTTGGGTGGAAATTGATCCCGAAATAACCTTCCTGAAGCTTTCCTTGCTCTTCTGATTTATCATCCTTGTCGGTGTCTCTGTATACCTTAACCTTTGCCCCCAATTGTAATAAGGCTTCGACCTTTCCTTGGTGCTTACCAAACTTCCATACATTATAGTACCACTCCTCTGATTTGAGGACACCAGCTCCGTCTTTGTTAACTTTTTCAAACTGCTTTAGTGTAGGTGTTCCAGGATTCGTAGTTCCTGAGGTTACTATAATGAATTCTTCCCCCTTGAATAAATAAAATTTGTCATCAAATGAGTTGGGTTTATCTTCATTTGATCGAACACCTAAAAGCCAATAACCTTTAGGTATTTCTTTGAATGATTTGAGTTCCTTAACTCTAGCAAGTAACTCCTTATCAGTAAATGTTCTTACCGCCATTTGTCACTTTCTGTTTTGAGACCTGTAACAAACTTCTTAAATGAAGCAAAAATATCTTTACCAGTTACATCTTTGTAGTTCTCATTAATGCTTTTCACTTCTGTAAAAACTAAAAATAGAGCTATCGCTTTTGTCAGCAACAACTCTATAGCAATAAAATGAGCAATAATATCTCCTGCAATGTACTTTTCTACTAAGAAGAAAAATGAAATAGCTCCTGCATATATACAAGCCTTAACAGCCGTTCTGTAGAATCCTTGACTTTGGATTACATCCCAAAATTTAGCATCTGTATTTTCTCTTCTTTTATAGGATCTCCATACGCCAAAACAAACGTCTAAAAGAATAGCAATAAGGGCGATAGTCATTAGGGGCTTCACCGGAGCGAAGATAGTAAGGATTCCAGACAAAGCAAGTAGTGTGTTAGTTTTCATATCAGCTTTCTATATAACTTATAGGCAAAGTATACAATAGCAAAAATAATCAAAAATGCTAATGTATTGTTTAGGAGCTTCTTCCACCAAGGGTACTTCTCATAGTACTTAATCGGCACTTTGCGCTCTACCACTTTAGTTATATAGATTGGATCGCATTTGCCTTGCACGTAAACTTTTTTCTCTCTAGGTACGTACCAGGTCTTAACTGTCACTCTGTCTTTGGTGATAGTGATGGTATCAGTCAATTCTTTTAGCGTAACCACAGTGTCAACCTCAACTTTTGGTATGTAGATTGATATTGTGTCACGAACAGTGACTGTGTCTGTTGTTAAAAGGTAAGGGTATTTAGTAACAAGGCGTGTAAACCTTTTTTGAGGAGAACACGCCATGAGTACTAATAGTATAGGTAATAATTTATACATTCGGAGTTGGAGGTGTATTCCAGGCTGGTGGAAGTGTTACAACAACCGGGTTGATTTGTAAGTCAATATTCTCCTGAAGACTTGCAGTCATCGCAGGAACATCTAACTCTGCTTCCAACCATCCAACAACTTGCTCCTCTGTAAGTTGATCGTATGGAGTAAAGTTTTCCGGATCAGGCATACCTACTGATGTAGCACCATAAGTTTCCGCAAAATAATCTTTTTCATCGTGAATCTCATTCCCCTGGAATCTCCAGTGAACAATGATTACAACATCGTCCATGTTCTCTTCATGAACTCTACACTCCATAGCGGAGATCACCCAATTAGTTACCATCTTCTTCTCTTAAAACAGTCATTTCTTCTTCAGGCTTTAGCACTTGAAGCGCAGCCAATACAGTTGAAACATCCTGTAGGTTAAACGATCCTTTTGTAGTTGCTAAGTTGATTGCATCTACTAATACTTGATAAGCTTGTTCTTTTTTCATAATTAGATTTTTTTACAAATATAATAAATTTAGTGTAATGGTACCCAAGTACTTCCGTTATAGACTGTTAATTTATTATTAGTTGTGTCATAAACAACCAAACCAGCTGCTGGGGTTGATATAGCATTCATTTCAGTGTTTGTCATTCTTGGAGGAAGGAACCCTTTACTTCTAGATGTAACATCTAATATAGCTGATCTTTCAGGACTCATAGTTCCAACACCCATAGCAGGGCTTTGTAGATTTCCTTGTATTGTAACAAAGTCAATTCTTTGGAAAGAGCTATCTACTACGTTAAATATGTGCGACTCTAATGCATAATGTCTATTAGAGTTACCACTATTTATATAAATAGCTTGATTAATGTTCAATAAGTTATTAAGCTGTATCAAACCATCATCAAAGACGTTAACTAGTTTTGTTCCAACTGCATTTCTTACAGTTAGGGCAGCTGTGCTACCTGTAGATCCACTTCCATATATCTCAAGTTTAGCTCCAGGGGAAGTAGTGCCGATGCCTACGTTGCCCCCATCTGAAATACGCATCCTTTCATAACCTGTTGTTGCAAAAACTAATCCATAGTATCCAGAAAGCTGAACAAGATTAAAGTTTGAACTCAAGCCATAGTGAGCTGTATCAATACCATTTAAACTAAATGAATCTGTAACACCCCATCCAATCTTTGTACCATTAATTGAAATATTGCCTGCAACATTTAATTTTGCACCAAATGGATATACTCCAGTATTTGTTGTACCTACTCCAACACTACCACCACCATAAGCTAAGAACACATTATTATATCTTCCTATGTAAGTGTTACTACCTCCGTCATTAGCAAGATAAAGATTAGCGCTGTCTAAATATCCAACAGCAGATGTTCTATTATAAGTTGAATCAGTAATGGTTAGAAAAGTATTTGTGCCTCCTATATGTAATTTTGAGTCTGGAGAATTAACACCAATACCCACATTACCTGAAGGGAATATAGTATTACCACCAATAACATTGCCTGCGTATACAGCACTATCAGCACTAAAGTCTGATATATATGTCATTGCTGGTGCATTATTGAACCATATTCCACCCATTCCTGGTGGGTTATCTGTAGTTAAGTTTCTATTAGTTTTAACTACTGCTATGCATCTATTGTAATATCTTAACTCTACATAAATAGGTAAATATCTTAAGTCTCCAGAAATAACAACTGGCGTTCCTATAGATACTTGGAAATTATTAGCACCTGTACCTGACATTTCTACCAAATACTTATTGGCACCTGCTGACCAACCGTAAGTGACAAGATATCTTTTCTTTAAACCATCTGAGTAATATTTTTCATAAAGTTCTATCTCAATAATACCTGTCTCATTCCAGTCATTGTAATCAATTGTAGCTCTTGCAATTTCATATCTTGTAGCACTTGTACCATCAGCATATAAGATATTTGTAACCATTGTGCTTACACCTCTCTGACGATAAGTACCTAAAGATCCTTGATTATCAAGAGATGCAATTGGACTTGTTGTACTAATTCCAACAGCACCTGCTGCCGTAATATTTAGTATTTTACTAGCAAAAGAACCACCTGTATCATTACCAATATGGAGCGTACTACTGTTATCACTAGTTATACCAATCTTCCATGTGTTTATTCCTGGATGATCAATACTATAAGAACCTGATGTACTATTTAGTGTTCCTGTTGTTATTACTGTACCATTTATATCTAATTTAGTATATGGACTGGTTGTGCCAATACCTATATTGCCTCCATCTGTAATAGATAATCTATTAACCCAACTACCAGACCACGTATAAAAATTGTGACCATTTTGGTCAGCATAATAAGTAATGCCACCACCATTACTATTATCAAGTCTTAGTTCACCACCAAAAGAACCATTATAATATAACCCGTTTCCAGATATATTTCCATTTACATCAAGTTTAGTTCCAGGAATAGTTGTACCAATACCAACATTACCATTGGCTATCATCCTCATTACCTCAGGACCACCAAGCCCGTTCCATCCTGGACTATTAGATGATCCATTGACATTAAATGCCAATATACCTGTAGTAGCAAGTCTACTTACACCACCATCTGATGAAAGTGTTGTTGATAGATTTTCTCCATATTCATAAAGTCTTATGGTTGGCGCATCATCTTGTTGGATTAATAAAGTATCATAAACAACATGAGCTTTTTGACTATTACTTGAATTTAATATTGCTACCTGAGTAGCATTTACATCAAAGCTTCCTTGAGAAACACTTAATTTATTTAAAGGATTAGTGCCTCCAATACCTAGATTACCACCAGATGTAAGGTACATTCTAGTATTTCCGTTAGTACCAAAAATAATAGGAGCATTGGCTCTGTTCCATACATATCCTTGATTACTACTATCCTGACCATACAACATACTAGTAGAACCTAATGTATTCCCATTACCTGATACTTCTATGTAAGCATTTGTTCCAGCCCCTCTATAAACAGATATGGCACTAACAGGTGTTGGTGTACCTACTCCTAAATTACCATCAATACCTAAGTCTCCTAATGCAGGATCAGGGTTAGTGGATGCACCAACATATATTGAACGGGATTGTATGTTATCAAATCTACTTGACATCTTATATGATTTTCACAAATTTAAAGTTAATAGTGGTGTTAGCAAAGTGAGAGTAGTTTGCTGATATTTGGAATTTACCGTTACCTCCATCAGCAGCTGTTTCCTCTTTAGTTCTTAAATAAAGAACAGTGCTATTAGCAGCATGCCCCATGCGGTGTAGTGCTATCTCTGATGCAGCAGGTGTGCCTGATTGATTAGTTCCACCTTGAAACCAAGTAAATGTTCCTGAATATGTATACTGATAATGCTCTCCACCTGTAGCATAGTCACTTATATACATATTTACCATCCAAGTACCTGATGTCAATACATTATTTGCTCTTGTAAATATATCTACCCAAGTACCATTTACAACTTGACCTACCCAATTAAAATCTACTCTAGCATTAGGAAGTAAATCGTATACAGATGTAGCAGTAGGAACGTCAGAGCTATATGCTATTTTTTTCCAAGGCATCCAAGTGCTGCCATTGATCTTTGTTCTGCTATATATTTCATTCTCAGTATTACCTGCCCCGTAAGATGTAGCAAGTTGGTGTACCCATCCTGCATCTGAATGCCTTTCTACTGTAACATAGAACCAACCAGCATTAGGAGCATTTCCTAAACTGGATCCTGCGTAGAATCCAGCAGTAGTAACATCATTTAAGTCTCCACCACTAATTTGAATACCTTGGGTATATTGGAACTTATCTACAAATGCTTGACCAGCTACCTCAAATTTAACTCCTGGATTAGTAGTATTAATACCTACATTACCATTAGATTTTTTTATATATAATGCTTGAGTACCCGAACCATAAGAATAGAATCCTAAATCTCCTGTTCCAGTATTATTGACTATTTGCCAATCTAGAGAATTATCTCTAGTTAGTAGTATTCCACCGTCTGCAGATGAGCTTTTATTTAACCAGAAATAATAACTAGAACTAGAATTTCCATAATTAAATCTAAAATCTCCACCATCAACAGCAAGTATACCTTGAGGACTAGTAGTTCCTATTCCAACGTTACCGCTAGTAGTAATATATAATCTATCCCAAGTACCGTTGGCACCCAATGAGAGAGCATTTCCAGATTGCCCCATGACAATAGCTTTACTACCATCCCATGTTAATGCACCTTGATTTGCGGATGCTCCCCATGCTAAAACACCGTCACCATTAGCTATAATTTTGCTAGTACCTCCTAAGTTAACTCTAAAGCCGTCTGATGTAGAAGATGCAGTTATATCTAATTTATATGCAGGGCTAGAAATACCAATACCAAAGTTACCTGAGCCAGTAAGTCTCATTCTTTCAGTACCAGCAGATACGTCATACCAGAATAAGTCTCCATTTGATATTGAAGACATATTGTATAAGTGACCTGTTGTAGAGTATAAGTATAAAGAAGCTACATTGCTATTAACAATGCTCATAAGCGTCTCAGTACTGCTCATGTATTTTGTAGGAGTTGTAGTTCCAATACCTACATCACCTACCCCATTTATTACAACTTTAGATGTATTGTTATAATCATTAAACTTGGCAATAAAAGATCCTGTACCTAAGTCACCTCCGTTAACCTCAAGACCTATACCACCATCTAATCTATATCCAATAAATCCACCGTTTGCATATACATTACCTATTACAGATAGTTTTTGAGAAGGAGTATTTGTACCAATTCCTAAATTACCTGTAGATCCTTTAATGATCATTGCATCAAACATAGATCCACCTGTATTCATTAATTGAATACCTAAGTCTGAATCATAGCCGTTTGATGGATTATAATTTAAAAATCTAATAGTAACAGCAGACTGATCATTATAATTTGACTCTAAGAATGTAAATGGGTTTCCAGCTGATGGGAATCCTGTTACTTCTATTTTATCATTCCAAACATGGAGTTTAGATGTTGGATTGGTTGTACCAATGCCTACATTACCGTTAGAGGCTAACCTCATTGTAAAAGATGCTCCAGTATAGATATCTAAAGGATTAGGACTTTCACAATAAATAAAAGGTCTTCCACCATCAGCCCCTATCCTCATATGATTGACGGTATTCTGTCTATACTCAGTAAATGTGCCACTAGGAGCATCCATTGAAAATGTCCTGTATCCACTTATTACTGTCATGGCTGAAGTACCTAATCCTAAGTTAGCATTAGGATCTAATCTCATTAATTCAGAGTATGATAATGAAGAATATGCTGCAGCAGATCCTGCATAACTAAATATCAAATCTGGTGTTTGATCTCTATCATGCTGTATTCTATAGGCAGAAGAAGTATTCACACCTGTATGCGCTACAAACTCTATTTTAGCTCCACCATTAGATGTAGCAGAACTTAAGTAAGAACCATCAAAATTATATGTTCCTCTTACACGTAATGATTTTTGAGCACCTGATATGCCTATGTCAACTAATTGTGTAGGATTAGTATTACCTATACCAAGTTGCCCGATAGAATTCCATAGCCCTTTGTAGAATCCAGCACCTTCAAAGTAATGACTTCCTACAGTTCTATAGTAAGAGTCACTATTATAATATCCTAAATAATCTCCTGCTCCAGATCCAAAATATATTGTAGCACCAAGAGAAGAATTTTGAAGTCTTAAGTTACCTACTACATCTAGTTTTTCAGCTGGAGAAGCAGTACCAATACCTACATTAGTCCCATTGTCATAAAGAACACCTGTGCTAATATTAGAAGATGATGTCCATCTTGCAACATAGTTAGCAGAACCTGTACCTGTGACAGGATTTGTTATAACATCTTGATACTGAGGTATGTTTAATGTACTACCAATCAAAGTGGCAGGTCCACTTGTACCTGTAGTAGTAAGTGTTATTGCATTCTGCTTATTGTTGAAAGTGTTCCAATCAAAATAACTAAGGTAACCATCTGTAAATGGTGTTGCCTGAGTAATGCCAATAGTACCACTACCTGTTATAGTACCACCTGTAAGTGGTCCACTAGTAGCAATACTTGTAACTGTACCAACTGACCAAGATCGATCAGCTGATAGGTCGTAAGATATACCGTTGATCTCAAGTCGTCTACTACTCGGAACACCGCCCAAACCACTCAAAGTATAGTTAGGTATGTTTAATGCACCTGTACTATTGTTGTATGTAGACGCACCGCTTGATCCGCTAGTCGTTAAAGTAATAGACTGACGTGCTCTAAGCTGTGTGAAGTATAAGTTTGTTGCTCCCTCAGGAATGTTGTCAGTCGTTAAACTAACAGCACCTGTTTGACCGTTTACAGATGTAACCGAGTCAGTGTTGTCGACCTGCTGCCATGCTGTGCCGTCAAAGATAGCCCAGTCACCTACGTTCCAGTCGGTGATGCCGTCAAGGTTAGTACTACCTGCAACATTGACAATGTAGTAGTAACCACGAGTACCCACACCACTAGCTAAAGCAGGTGTATTTGTTGAAGCGTTCCACGTCCCCTGATAGACAGAACTACCAATCAAACCGTTGATCTGATTCTGAAGCTTACCAAAGGCCGTTAGGATGCTGTCAGACGCACTAATCGATCCGCCTGTTATGTTGACACCTGTGAGCACTTTTGCGGTCACAGAGGCGTTATTTAGCGTCACTGCGGCTGTCCCTGGACCTGATCCGGTAGCCTCACCTGATAATGAAGTGATATAGTTACCTGCTGGCTGCTTGCTATTGAATGTAGTCCAATCAGCAGAACTTAAGTAACCGTTTGTACTACCGGTTGCTTGACTGATCGTTATGTTAGGAGTTGTTCCACCTGAAGAGCTCAATGGAGACGATGCAGTAACCGATGTGACTGTACCAACACTCCAAGTTCTATCCGCAGTTAGATCATATGCAGTGCCATTAATTGTAAGCCTTCTGCTGTCAGGAACGGGGGTGTAACCAAGCGCAGAGTCAATGCTCTTGTTCTTCCACAACTGATCAGATGCGTTGTAGAATAATCCTTGGTTATTTAAAGGATTGTTTATGTAGACGTTGTGAAGCTCATCAAGCTCCCAACCATTCATGATCTTCACATATATCTTACCGTGATTAGCGTGAGCATACTCAACGTATCCCATCACGACAATATGGCCGGTAGATCCATTTGGCTTAACATTTGTCAGGCCACCCGGAATGGTAGGACTTAAATATAATACGTCACCATCAGCCCATGTCTCACCTTGCAATGATCCAGTTGTATTAATCTCCTCAAGCTGACCAACAGTAATAATGAACCCTTCTTGGTTTGTAGCAATAGTCTCTGTAACCAAACCAATGGTGTCAGCACTATTGTTGTCATTGTTTGCCTGAGCATATGCTACAGCAAGACGTTGTCCTTGTGCACCGCTTACCCTTACAGCAGCATACCCTGCTTTTGTAAGTGTGGTGTTTGGAGTAACCTTGTTAACTACTCTAGCAACCAAGTCAACACCATTCTTTAGGATGACGTTACCACCCTTTAGTGTTGTCTCACTACTACCAATCGTATTGTTCCATCTAGTTGTACCAACAGCAGCTGTACCTGTAGGAGACACATCAAGTGTGAACTGACCTGCAGTTATACCGAACTCACCTAGGTTAACATCTTGTGTGGCACCAACGTAAGGAACATATCCTGTTAAAGCTAATGAGTAATCAGGTATATTTAATTTAGAGCCAACAAGAGTAGATGGACCAGAAAATCCATCTGTAGTTAGTTTAATGTTATTCTGCTTTGATGACTGTAGTGATGAAACATCACCCTTTAATATTCTTACATCATTGTTTAATCCTGAAATATCAGAAGTATGCTTATTCGTTAGTTTCGATAAAGCAATAATGTCATCAATATTTTTATTAGCCGTTAGGTCATTTAGGCTTTTTCGATTAGCAGCAGTTCCTTTTGGATCAGTTCTTTTCGATTTCGGATTGTACTTCATTTGCTATATTTGGCTCATAAGGAAATTCTTCTTTTATTGAATGCCCAGCAAAAGCGTGCTTAGGATTCTTAGGATCTACTAAGTTAGCACCAAAATCGTAAACTTCAGTACTCATAACATCGTAATGATATCCGTCAGCGTAGATAGGTTCAGTAACTACTTCCATTTCTTCCATTACGGGAGGGGTTAACATAATCAGTCCTATCTCTACAACTGCTTGAACTCCGCTTCCGTATGCTTCGTGTTTTTCTCCGTTGAACTCCACTTCAACAAGAATGCCTTTAGCTTTCAAGTCTGCGAGTGCTTGTTCCTTGTCTGTGTATGTTAGCTTGTAAATCATATGCTTGTAAGTTGTGCGAGTTGTGTGTTAGTTAAGCGAGTAGTCCAAAGGGCAGCTGCGTTTACTTCATCCCCTAAAAAGTAGGTATCGCCATTGTATCTGCTTCCAATTAATGCTTGGCTTAATGTAGGTACGCTTCCGCTTGTATCCGAACCTATCAAAACACCATTAACATAAAGAACAAAGTCGTTCGCCTTGTATGCAAAAGCAATTTTATGTCTGCCAGTGGTTATGTTTGAGCTATTTAATATTGCTTGGTCTGTACCTCCATTAATTACAAAACAATAGATTTGATTACTTGTGCCACTTGCTGGCCTATCAATACCAATGACAATACAATTATTTAGATTTGAGGCATTGTTATTAAGAACAAACAAACCAACTACTGGGTTTAAGTCTTCGTTTTGAATGTCGATATAAGCATCAACGAACATAGTACCCTCTGTTTGTCCTATAAGCGAACTAATACCAGTCTTTGAAATAACATCTGCGTTTCGTGTTACACTTGCTGAGGTTGTCGGTATGTAACTTGTACTATAATTTCCGACTTCGAGTTGTGCGCCCCAAATTTCGAAGTCTGTGGCGTTACCAGCATTGAATGTAGACAAAAAGAAAACTACACCACTATTGTTTGTTGATAGTTCTAATCTTTGCCAAGTTCCGTCTAAAGTAAATAAAGTGCCATTTGCCACCGTATTGTCGCGACCAAATTTTATCGTTTGACCTGCAATACCTTTAATATAAATAGTGCTTGCTTCTTGACCAGCAGATGCAATAATTTGATATAAAAATTGTTGATTGCTTGACCATTGAATGCGTGTTGATTGCATAAGTCCATTCGGGGCAATTCCGTAATTACTTGTCAAGGTAGTTCCTGAACTTGAAGTCCACGCCACATTGCTAAAAGACGAACTCTGAAGAACAAGGTTAGTCCTCTGTGGTTCTACAAGTAAACTTGGACAAGTTCCGTTTGAGTAGTCTAAGCGTGGTATGTTAAGTCTTGTTTCCGTTTTTTGGTAGTCTTTAGCGGTTGAGCCCTCTACCATTTGTGCGCCCCAAATGTAGATGCCACTTCCCGTTGTACCCGTATAACTTGTGGTTGTAGAATTTAAGGCAGTTCCTACATTGGCTTGTCCTGTTCCGCTTGTTGGAGTAAAAGTAATTGAACATCGATACCAACCATTTTGAGCGTCTACAATAGCAGCAGTTACAGAACCGCTACCACTAACCGCAGAACCTAAAGTACCATTGCTTAAATTGAATGTATATCCGAACAAATTAGTTCCGTCAAAAACATTGATAACCGCAAAAGTACGCTCATTAGCTTTTGCATAAACTGACCAAGTGTAAGCACCACCTGTATAGATTATCGTTTGTCTTGTCTTGTGGTCGGTGTTTGAATTGTCTTCAGCAATTTTATCTGCAGTTGTCGTGCCATTTGGAGCAGCTACCGCATTTGAAGTGATTGTTGCGTTGTTTGTTATCCACGCTCCGTTGCTAAAATCCTCACTATACTGAACAAGGTTATAAGGCACTAACTCCAACAAGCCAGCAGGGTTTACTCGTGTTGCGGTGGTCGCTCTTGTTACTGACAAGTCGCCAGAACCATCCGACGGAATAACGGAATATAATTTGCCCTCCTTATATCCGTTTGGTGAAATTAATAATGAAGCTGTATCAAATAAGCTATTGTTAATTGTATTATACATACAATTATCTGCCTCAAATGTACCACCATCAGCAACAACTCTTCCACCAAATGAATAAACTTTAAACCTTGGTTTATTTAGTTCTATACTAGGATTAGACCCTAGATTAGGTAAAAGATTGATAGACCTTTTCATATTAATCAATCCAAAGTACAATTAATTCAGCTCCAGGAGTGGTTGTATTGTAAGAAAAATTATTTGCAGGGAAATAGTTAGTTGGATCCCCAGCATCAAAATTAATAGTTTCTCCTGGTTTTAACACAACTCCATTAACTAAAGCATTAGCAGTACCAACACTAGAAAATGATATTCTGTTAACAGAAGGGCCTATCACTGATGTTGTTCCAGATAATCTATTAAAATTAGGGCTTCTTTGCTCTCCGACAGGATTAACTGTTCCTGTAGATGCCATCCATCCAGAAATATCATTTACAGCTTGAGAAACACCTGTAACAGTATCTGTCCAAGATACTTGATTGTCAATGTCAGACATATACAAACGAAGAGAGTTGTTCTTATCGTTAGCAATAAAGTTGATTACAACATAGTATCCTTTAGAATCAAGTGCCCAAGAAATACCCTTGAATGTATCATATTGATAGTACTCAATAAGAGTAGATGTGGTAATCTTAAGTTGTGAGTTTGTGTTAGTAACTTGTATCATTTCTTATGTATTAAGTAGTAATTCGTAAATAATAGCAGTCGTTTGCTTTTCTTCCATTGGCATCCGTAATTCTAACCTTAACCAAGGCATCGCTAGTAGCTACTGTAGGAGTTAAAGTAACCGAAGATGATGTCGATGATCCAGAGATATTAATTTGAGCTCTAGAATCTTGAATAAACCACTGATAAGTATATGGAGCAACACCACCTGTTGGGGTAGCTAATAATGTATTTGAACCAGTCTTAGTTACATCAACATATACCTGAGAACTATTAAGTGTAGTTAATGTAGTAAGAATAGCATTGATTACCTGCTGAATAGAATACGTACCAGCAGAAAGACCAATTGGATTAGGCGTAGTGATTACAACACTAATCATAGAATCCAACTCGTTTACCATATTGGTAGTATAAGCCTCAAGCAAGGCTAGAATATCATTTAAGGAAGCTCCACAAGGAACCTCCAATACGTTTAGTTGTCCATCAAATACCGTGATGTCTGATGTCTTATTAGGACAGTTATCAGAACAAGAACAGCTTTTGCTTCCGCAGTTAGTACAGCTCA